AACTTAAGCAATCTTCAGATGTTCTAGAACCTAAATCACCTTTAATTACTGAATCTGTTCTTAGGTAATATAGAGTTTTAATACCTAATTTATGTGCTTCCATGTGAACTTGATTAATCCATTTTGGAGAATCTGTAGGGTCAAATGCTAAATTTAATGATTGAGTTTGGTCAATATAACGTTGGCGAATTGCGGCTTGTTGAACTAGAGCTAATTGGTTGATTTCAGGGAATGTTAAAAATACTTCCTTTTCATCTTCATTTAATACATCATTAGGTAGGTTAGCAACTGAACCATTGTCCGCTAATATTTGGTCCCAATATTTAGATTCATTTTTACCTTTAGTATCTAATAATTTTTCTAATTCAGGGTTTTTAACAATAAATGTTCCTTTAGCACCATTAAATACATAAACATTTGCTGGTTGTGGTTCAATACCTGCTGAACAACTATTAATTCTAGAATTTGATACTGTAGGAGCAATTGCCATTACGTGAGTGTTTCTCATTCCTGTTCCTTTACACCATAACGGTTCTCCATATTCTAAAGCCATTTTACGAGATGCTGCTTCTGCTTTTGATCTAATATCACTAAAAATAGTGTGGGTCCAAGCTGTTGATGCTAATGAATTAAATGGTAGGCCTTTTTGTTGTAGAAACGTATGCCATCCCATTACTCCTAAACCTAATGCTCTACCTTTTTTAGCGTGTCTATGAGAGCGAATCATTGAATCCTTACCATTGGTTTTAACGATAAATTCTTCCATAACACCATCTAGAAAATAAGTAGCCATTTCAACTACATCTGTATGTTTCCATTCATCGTATTTTGCTAAGTTTAATGAACTTAAACAACAAATAAATGAATGTTCCTCATCTGTATGTAGAGTAATTTCAGAACAAATATTAGTCATACTAACATCTAGATTATTCATTCTATATGCTAATGGATTATCTTTATTTACATTATCCTTAAACATAACGTATGGTTCTCCCGTTTCTACACGTGATTTAAGCACTTCTAACCACAACGTCATAGCCTCGCTGTCTCGATCATTTAATCGCTTCATAAACGCATCATCTACAACTACACATTGGTGTAAATTTAGACATTGTCTGTTAGCATCTCCTTTAGGACGACGGATTTGTAAAAATTCGTGAATATCTGGGTGATTGATGTCTAGGTTAACACTTGCTGCTCCACGTCTTACACTACCTTGATTAGTAGCTATAATAGTTGAATCATAAATTTTAGCCCAAGGAACTATACCTTCACTTTGTCCATTTCCTGTAATTTCTGCTCCTCTACCTCTAATTCTACTAAGTGATATTCCAACTCCACCCCCATAAGAGGTAAGTCTCATAAGTTCAGCATTTGTAAGACCAATACCTCTGATAGAATCAGGGGTATCAATTCCAAAACAGCTTATAGGTAAACCTCTATCAGTTCCTGTATTACTAAGAACAGGACTAGCTAAACCAATCCAACCATTCCAGATGTATTTAAAAAATTTATTTTCTAAATCTGGTCTGTTTAATCTCATTGCTACAGAATGAGCAACTCTTCTATACGCTTTACGAGGAGTTTCTCCAGGTAATAAGTATCCCTTACTAATTGTAGACAATGCTACTTCATCCATATACTCAGGGAAATCTTTACCACGCTCCCATTGTGTGTAATCTATTGTTGTGTTACTCATATTTAAAATATTGATTCATCCCAGGTTAAATGTCCTTTACTATAATTTGTTACTCTTGATGCGAAGAAATCAGTATGTTGTTTACCTGCTGATAAATGATCAAACCATTTCATTCTTTCTACTGCTGTTGAATCAATGTTACCGATAATTCCTTTATAACCCAAATCACCTAATTTAGTATTTACTCTATTTTTAATAAAATTTTCTAAATCATATTGGGAACAACCTTCTAAATCACCTAATGAATAACATTTTCTAATAAAATCTAATTCAAGTTGTAGTGATAACAATGCTGCTTCGTTAATAGCTGCTTCTAATTCTGGGGTTTTGAGTTCTGGGTTTTCTGAAACCAACGTTCTAAATAACCAACATCCTGCTTCAGAGTGGAGGGATTCGTCTCTAATAGACCATTCAACAATTTGACCCACTCCCTTAAGCTTGTTTCGCATTTTAAAAGATAAGAGGACGGCGAAGGAAGAAAATAAATTAACTCCTTCTGTAAATGCTGAGAATATAGCGAGTGATTTAGCCACTTCGTGGAAATCAGTTTCACCGTTAAAACTATTCCTAATAGTAGTAAGATTTTCAATTTTAGCCATTGTAGCTTCATCCTCCATAAATTCGGAGAAGTTGTCGAGTCCAAGTGTTTCATTTAATAGTGAATATGCTTCCGCGTGTATTGTTTCAAAGGCTCCAAATGTGGTAGCCATCATTATTATTTCTGGTTTTCTAAACCATTTTGTTACTAATTGGGTCCAGTAATCATTTACTACTGTTTCTGTTTGGGCGAATCCTTTTAGGATAGATCCAATGATATTTTTTTCGGTTTTATTTAAATTGGAATTCCAATCTGCTAAATCTGACATCATTGGAACTTCTGTGTGTAACCAATGTGCTTGTTGTTGTTTTAACCAATAATCTGCTGCTTCTTGGTATTCAAATGGTTTGTATACAATTCTTGGTTCTATTATTTTACTTTTACTCATACTTGGTTTAATTCAAAATATTTTTGTGATAATTCTTTTCTTGTCATAAAATCAACTTCTTTAATAACTTGACGTTTTGGTGATGTTTCTTCTTCATCATCATTTTCAATATACTCTGATACTTCAAAATGTCCGGTTGATGTATCTGCTTTTACACCAAATGTAATTCCATCCATTCCGTATCTATTTTTCATTAAGTGAAATCTTCCAGTTCCTTCAGTTTTATCTTTACGTTTTCTAGATAAAGACATACAGAAATCGGTAATCATTATTTTATCATAGCTACCTGCTGCTTTATCTCCTTCAATTATATCATCTTTTGCACCTGCACGATTAACTTGTGAAACTGACCAAACGGGGAGGTTTAAAGTTCGTGCTAATCCTTTTGTGCTAATATAAATATCATCAATTTCTCCCTTACGATCAGATGTTTTCTTTTTTGTCCCTAAAAGGTCAACATAATCAATTATAATTAAATCTGGTTTGAATCCTTGATCTATACATTTTTGAATATGTGATTCTATTGTTGATATAGATGCTTTTCCAGGTGAGTATTCTTTAATAATTAATTGACCTACTAGATCACTTACTGCTTCTTCCACTTTAGTTCTGTGTTTATTAATCACATCTACTGGGGTGTTTGTAAAAAAAGCATCATAACGTTTACCAACATATGCTTCACCTAATTCAAGTGTATAATGTAAAACATTATATCCCATTTTAACAGCATAACCACCTATTGCTATTAAACTCCAAGATTTACCACCACCTGGGTTTCCAAATATTAAACCAAAATCACCTCCACCTAAACCACCTTGCATTAAGTTATTAATACTTTCCCAAGGCGTAGCAATTGGTGTTCTTTCATCTTCTCGATAACGAGATTCAACATCCTTATTGTATTCGTGACCAACATTTTTGTCTTGTCCCGCTTTTAAAGCGTTATCTACAATCGAACGAATCGAATCGTAATCTCCGGCGTTGAGAAAATCTACGCTCGTTAATAACGCTTTTTTAAGTTGTTGGTTTTTACAAAATCCTGAGAATTCCTCAATTACATATTTTAGATCTTCATCTGATGCTTCATATGCTGCTCGAAGTTGTTCTTTAATAGATACTTGTAATACTTCATTATCTATTTTCTTAAGTTCTACCTTAAGAAGATCCATTGAAGGTGTAGTGTGGTATTTTTCGTAATTTTTTAGAATTTCTTTGATAACCCATTTTTGAGCTTGATTATCAAAATATTCATCACTTAAAATATCGTGAATATTTACAAGGAATTCCTTGTGTGTTAGTAATGAGGATAAAACTTTCGTTTGAAAGTTAGGTCCATATTGTGAGAGATTAAGTAATGTCATAACTTATTTTTTTGTAAAACTATTTAGTATTTTAAAAATATCTTTAATCCAAAAATCTACATTTCGAATCATTTTTCCAATTCCATCTTCGTTATAAAGTCGTAAAAATGCTTCAGTATTCAAAGTTGGGGTTGAAGAAGATGCGATTGTTTTTAATACAACTTCATCATTATCATCTATCAATGGTTTTGCTAAATCCATTATTTTATAATTTGTTTCTAAACGTTTAATATCATTAACTACCCTAGCATATACTACGTGTTCTTTTAGTTTTTCAACTGAAATATTATATATGTCATCTAGGGTTAATGGACGTTCTTTTAATTCAGGGAATTTTTTAAATAACCCTTTTTCACCTAATCCTTTTATACCTGGTATTTTATCTGAGTTATCACCCATTAATACTTTATATAGTATAAAATTCTCAGCTAGACAACCGTGTTTTTCTTCAATTAGTTGTTTTGTGTAGTATGTTTTTTCCATTGGTCTCCAAACAGTAACATCCTCATTTACTAGTTGTAGGAAATCTTTATCACTAGAAACAATTACTACCTTTGAATTATATTTTTCAACTAAATGGGTGCTGTAAAAAGCAATAATATCATCTGCTTCTGATTTATCAATGGATACTGTTCTAATAGGTAAGCATTTTAGGTAATGAACTAATCTAACAATTTGATCAATTTTTGAATTATGTTCATCATCTAAATCTTCAAATACTTCCCAGTTAGTAATTCTACTAGTGTGTCTACCCGATTTATATTCAGGTAATAAATTTTTCCTATTTGTAGATGAACCAACACCATCAAATACTACATAAACAGCTGTTGGTTGGATTTGATTTATAAGGGATCCTATAGAACGTATAAAACCTCCTAAACCACCAATATGAACACCATCGTGATTAATGATATTCATCATAGCAAAATTTCTAAAAAATAGGTTTAATCCATCTATTAATATTACACGATCGTGTTCATTAGAGGATTCTATATCATTGTCCTCACTTATTTCATTGAGGAGTTTAAGGTATTCTTTTTGATTCATAACTTTTTATTTGACGTAAATATACAAAAAGGGGTTGGTAAAACCAACCCCAATTGTAATTAATCTGGTTCCTGTTGGAACAAATTTAATGGTTCTGGTGATTCTTGTTCTTCGAAAATATCGAAATCCATACCACCTAGGATTTTACTCCATTCCGCAGCGTGTGCGTCTTTATAACCCTTTAGATCTTTATCACTATCATTGATAAAACCGTGAGGAGTCATAATAATTTTTCCTCTAGTAGTAATACCGTTAATGTGGTTTTTATCAATTTGAAGGTTAGTTCGTTTAGCAAATTCTACTTGCTTACCATCTTTAATCGCTTTGATTTTAGAGGTTCCAGCATTAGCAATATTACCAAATGTTACTACAAATGTAGCATCATACCACATAGCAAAACCACCTTTATTCATCATCTTTGGTTGTCCCATAGGCATTTCAGCTTTAGCAGCCCATACCTTATTTACACAAACCAAAGTATTAGTATAAGGTGATGACTCTTTACGAGACATTACTACTTTTTGGTTAACATTGTTACTAAACTGAGTGGACATAGCACCTGCGTTCCATTCATTGTTGTTTTTATTTGATTTAAGTGACATTTCGCAAGGAATAGATCCAATAGAATCCCACATAAACAATAAATCATAAGGTAAATTACCTTTTTTCTGCTCGTCAATTAAATCTAGAATAAACACAGCTACATCTTCGATTGAATTAAGGTTTTCTCTATCAATATAGATAAAATTACCTTGAAAATCTACAACTTCACCTGTTTCCTCATCTACGATTTCATTAACTTCTAATCCCATTTGGATTGCGTGTTCCCAATTCCACTTCATCTCAGTAATAATGAATACTGGTAATACTCCTAATTTTTGAGCATTAACTGCTGCTTCAATCATAGCAGTTGTTTTACCTGTATCACTATGTCCACGAAGAAGAACAATGTGACCGGTTGGAATACCGGGCACAGATGTTACTTCTTGAAAGGCAGAAGATAAAGGGATCCATCCTTGAGGTTTAAACTTAACGCTGTTGTTAAGCATTTTTTTCTCCTTGAATTTATCAAGATTAAAACTTGACTTTAATTCTTTGGATACAGCCGCTGTAAGCGAATCGCTTTTCTTTGTTCTTGCCATATTGTAGATTTAATTAAAAGGGCATATCCTCATCATCATCAAATAATGAATCGAATTTTTCTGCTTTAGTTACTTTTGGAGTTGGTGTTTTAATTACATAATTCTTTTGAGGAGTTGGAGCTACAACTTCTTTTTCATCATCAATAATTTCACCTTCACCATCTTCATCTTCTGGAGATAACCAATTTTGTAGATGCTCTTTCATTTCATCAAATGAATGGCGTTTAAAAATTTCAAGTGGGTTTGGTTGATTTTCTAACCAATCGTTTACAACATTTACATCAGTGCTTAATGGTGTTTCTTTAACCTTAGGCATAATAGAAGATTTGTTGTAGCTAGTACCTGTTACTTCAGGACCTACGGTTGTAATTGTAATATCACGACCAGTAGCTACATCAGTAAAGTCACCTACATCTTCATTATCTGCTAGATTTAGGAAATCCATATACATTTCCTTACCAAATTGCCATAATTTAACACCTTCATCTTCTTGACCACGAACGATAACAGGAGCAAAAACTCGCATTTTAGCATCTAATTTTTTAGCTAATTTCCAATTGTCACTATCACTAGTTTGACGTAATTGTTTTGCGAACTCAGCAATAGGATCTTTCTCCCCAAAATTGGTAGGAGAGATCATTGTTTTTGGTCCAATACCATAGTAGAAAAAAGTTTCTGTAAATGGGTTTGATTTGTTGAACACATTAGGAACAACACGAATAACTTGTTTGCCGATTTCAGGTCGCCAAAATACATTTTTACGCTCCGTCTTTGGAGAATTTTTTGTTTGAATCGAGTTCAAACGATTTTTGATTTCATTTAAATCCATAACTTTATTTTTATAATTATAACGTGAATATACTAATTAATTTGGGGAAAGCCAAGTTAAAATAATTTTTTTCTTAAAGATCTATGATTTTATGGACCTTTGTATTTAATTGTTTAATTTCGTTTCCTTGAGTAAGTAAAATACAATTTTTATAATGTTGCCAATCAACTCTAAATTTAGGATCTACAACACCACCATTAAGCGATTTAATTAAAGTATTAAGTGCATTAATAGTATACAATGTATTGGTATCTTTTTTGCGATGTACTAATATTGTATTGCTGGGTATGCCATCAACATTACCTTGTTCAACATTATATGTAATAACATATTCGCCCGTACTTTTAATAAAAAGGACAAACATTTTGTTATACATTATTGTATATGATTTAGAAAGATCACTGATCATATTATCAATTTCTTCCTCACTTACGAAAGTACAAAATAATTTATTATTCACATCAACTGCATTTATGTTTTTTTCAAAGTCGTATCGACTAGTATACATATTTGGCTCTAATGTCAAAATGCTGTTAGAAGTTGTATGTTGTTCCATAACTTGTTTTTATTTGTAACTTTTTATTTTTAAATATTTTATTTATATCATCTGTTAAATTCTCACTTTCATCCATATCGAATAAAAAACTATCATAAGTATATAATACTAATTTAGTGTTTTTACCTCTTAATAATTTGTTTAACTCCATCAATATACACACATTAGTTGACGTTTCCAAGTTTTGAAGCACATAATTAAATAACTTCTGTGGGTTCATTTCATCCATTTTACTTTTCTCAAACCAATACCCAGAGCGTGGAACCTCAATATAACCATCATCGTTAAATTTCTTCCAATTATTATCTATATATTTTTTTATTTTCTTGAAGAATTCAAGGTGCTCGTATTGCTTAAATATTCCTCCGTATAGTTGTTTAAATGTTAATTCCTTAGCCTCCTTATAATTAACTCCATACATATCCGCAAATGCTTGGTGTACATCATCTACACCAAAATCATAATCTATTAATTGAGCTGCTAAATT